GAATAGTCGTTATCTTTTATCCAACTAATGTAAAGTTCTTTAAAATTGATCTTAACATTGGCTCTTTGATTATTGTTTTTTTTATTCTCTAAAATTTGTTTTAAATTACTACCATGCATTACAAAGTTACTTGTCTCTGCTGTTCTTTCATTTACAATGTAATTATCTTTTAAGTTTTCTATATCGTTTTTATTTAAACCTACATTAATAATATTATCATATAGACTTGCCTCATACTTAATCCATTCTCTAAAATAAGCAACGTTCTTATTACAATAACCTGATTGATATATTTCGTGTGAAATTCCAGGATCAACGGCAACTAATACATCAGGAGTAAACTCTCTATAAAGAGCATTACAACCATATATTTTACCGTGAGGTTTTAAAGTATTTAAATCAAAACCTTTTCTACTTTCTCCATTACCGATACAAAATGCAGTAGTAATACCTTTAGGTGGTTGTACATCACCTAAGTCGTTAATATCAACAACTGGAGCATAAGGTTGGCCTGACATATTATCTAAAAATATAATATAAAGTTATTAATGTAAGGACTATTCCTACATTAATTAATATTTTTATTCCTGTTTTTTTTAATTCAGATTTTAAACTATTTTTTACTTCCATATGATCTTCCTTAAATTGTTGTGGCGCACCCATATATGGGTTGAAATTGTTATTAGGTAGAGTTACTTTATTATATTCTTCAACTAACTGTTTTAATCTATGATCCATTTATAAAAACCTCCTTCATTATTAATTTACATTGTGTTTCATTATACCTCACAAAAGGTGTATATTTTTTTATCCTTTTGGAGTGGATTGGCCAAACCACTTGTTCAACAATCTGCTTGTCCCAAGACTTACTATAAGATAAAATTTTATTGAAAACGATTGCAGTTTCGTAAGATATTTTTTTTGATAAAACCAATTGAAAAAACCTAGGGTGCTGTCCACCAAAAACGCTAAAACCATTATCAAAAGAAAACTGCTTAGCATTAAAGTCATTAGTAATAGTGATACAATCATTTCTAAAATAATATTCAAAAGATTCATTACGTTTCTTCCAATCTGTAAAAACATCTTTACCATCTTGATTTGTTAAACTCTTTACCCACTTGTTACTATCAACCAGAAAATTACTAACAAAAAAGCCCAATATATCATCTTTACCGTATCTGGTGCTAAGTTTGTGAAAAAAATATCTATCATTTCTTTTAGTAAATGTATCTAATGTGCAGTTAACTTCACCGGAATATTTATGGTAGTCATAACTATCTGTTGTGAAGTGTAATTTAACTGCAAGGTATGTTTTAAATACATCAAACCCACCATACATTTTATACTCCTGGTAATCTACCCGTCTTAGGTATATAGTTTAAATTTTGAGCCTCTACAGTTATTTTATCTTTAATAGATTTAGATATTAAATTAGCCACAGTACTAGGGTCTATATCATTTTCCTCACAGAAAAATAATACAGCATCCATATAAGACAACGTCTTTTTAGATTGTACTAAGTTTTCTATTTTAAGTGAAAATTCTTTAGAGTTCATTACTATAATATATCACAATTATAGGTATTTGTCAAGGGTATTCTTCAATATGCTGAAGTATTCATCTGTGGCATTTAATGGTATGATATATAGAAAGTTTTGTTTACCATTTGTTATATTATACATTAATCCTAATTGATTTTTGATTAAAAAATTAGTATTATTAATTACAGTCTCTGCCTTGTGTTGTAAAGTTTTAAAATTTGAGAATATATCTTCTTTTTCTAATATGTCAAGGTATTTCAAAGTACTTAATATTCCAGGTAATGAAAAACTATAAGTAAACCCGTGATCCCAATTGAAGTCTTTAGGAAGAATTGCATTGACTTTATCATTATAAAGCGTTATTGACAATGGAAAGTATCCAGCTGTGATAGATTTACCCAATGTAAATATATCAGGTTTAATATCTAATGATTTCCATCCTATTACCTCACCAGTTTTACCCCCACCTATAAAGATATCATCTATAATAATTAATACGTCAAAAGTATATCTAATTTGTTCTAATTTATTCCAAAAATCAATAGGTTCTTTCTTTAACCAATTACTCCAAGATCGTGTTTCTACTATAATTGCTGCAACCTGTGTCCAATCAGTATCTCCTAGTTCAAAATTTTTATCTAAACGTATTGTATGTGCATATGGCAGTAAACTATAAAAAGGATTTTCAAATAAAGAATCTCCCAAGTTGTAATTTAAAAATGTACTACCGTGATAACTATTTTTAAAACTAACAATTTTATGTTTGAAGTTATTGCCTTTTTTATAATGATATGCAGACGCTAGTTTGATTGCGCCTTCGTTTGCGTCACTACCTGATAGAGAATAAAAACTTTTGTAACCACCACTGATATCATATAATTTTTGAGATAATTCAAAAGATACATCATTCAGTAATATTTCGTCTGTGTTTCCTATTAATGATTCAGCACATTCTGGTTTATATGTTTTTAATTTACTACAAACATAGTCTATTATATCGTGTCTTTTAAAACCAAGAGTAAAACAACCTTGACCTATACCACTATCAATAATTTTTTGATTATTAATAATAGTTCCAAATTCCCAACTGTCTGTTGCTAGATTTATATTAGTTTGTACTCCGGGTATCAACCCTTGTAACATCTTATTGTTCATAATTAAAATTATATAATTTCAAATCTAATAGTACTATTTCCTGGTAAACAATAACCCTCTTTACCTAATAATTCTGGTTTATTGCTGATATACGTTTCTTTAATATCAAATTGTAATTTATCATTTAAATTCCAAAGGTATGCTGTTTTTGAAAATTTATTATTTAAATTTTGATTGTTAGGAGTATCTTTAGTGTAAACACCAAGGACTTCATTATTAAATAAGTATTCTTTTTTCCAATCTATAATATCTGGTCTATCATTTTTTAATACATCATCATAAGTTATATTAGTAGGATTATTTGTTAAAAAATTTTCATTAATGTTTATAGATAAATCATATAATTTATTAGTATTGGGTATATAATTTTCATTAGGTTTTATTTCTATATCATATTGTTCTATAGAATTGAATAATTTTTGTGATGATTTAGCAAACACTATTAATCTAATTGTATTTGAAATGTCAAAATCAAAATCAACTTCAATAGATTTTTGTATATTGTTTGAAGTTAATTGTAATTCTTTATTGCTAGTAAATATATTGTTATTAAAATATATATCAAAATTTGTTTTATAATTTTGTTCTGTTTCAAAAACAATATCATTAGTTAATGTAACTACAATATTTTTATTAGCCATTTATATCTCCGTCGTTTACTATACTATATTTATAAGTGTCCGGTACATCATCTAATACAGGTAATTTTTTATTTACATATGCATCTCTTGTTATAACTTGATGTACAAAATTTGTGATATAATTTTGTCTGTTAAATTTAGCCCAAGGTGAATGTTTTAATTGGCTCATATCTATGTTTTTAGCATCTGGCCACTGTATAATTCTAATCTTATGACCATCTATATAACCAAACATATGATACATATTATCATCGCCTTCATTATTACCACTTATTAAATCGTGACCTAATTCATTAGCAACTTTTTCTATTTCTTTATAATTAGTACTAATAAATGCTGTTGGCTCATTTGGTATTCTACCAATATCACTACCTAATCTAATTCTAAATTGATATCTTTTTTTATTTTTATTATCTCTATATATTGGGAATGTTTTTATTTCTTTTATAATATCTACTAAATGATCATACTTTTCTACAGTATAACCTATGTAATGAATTTTAACTCCAACATCTATACAATTCTTTATACCTTGTAATTGTTTATTATGTATTTTTTTACCTTGATAAGAATAATGGTTCAATCCTATTTCTACAGCGTGTACATTATGTTCTTTTAATTTTTTTACAAAGTTTAAGTCGTGTAATCTAACACCATTAGTTAAAAGACTTGCTGTTTTATTATTTGCATTACAATAGTTTATAATATCAAATATCTCGTCTCTCATTGTTGGTTCTGCACCAGCTAGTATAATGTCTTTGATATCTTTAGGTGCATTCTTTATGTCATCATATATTTTTAATATATCTAAATCTTTTTTAACATTATTAGGTATATGATAGCAATGAGGACACTTTAAATTACATTTATCCGTAGTTTCTAGCATTAATATTCTACGATAAACTTTATTAGTTTTTTGTTTTAACTTTTCACAAAATTCTGCATCAGGGTCTTGTATAAATTTAAATACGCCGTGTGTTGGGCATTCTTTATTAATGTATCTAATATTATTATCTACATATACTTCAGCAGGTATATGTCTATAGCATATATGACATAACGAATGTGTGTTATATAATTTATTCATATACTGTATCTTTAAATATCTCTACAGCATCTAAAAATTCTAATAGACTACCATCATTTTTTAATAGTATAAAACATAATGTCCATCTGCCTTGATCTTTATTTGGATTATATACAGAATGTAAATGTCCTACATTTAATAAACTAGGTTTATCAATTACTTTTTCATATACTATTTCACAATCTTCTTCTTCTGCTAGTGTTGCATTATCGTAATCGTGAGGTCTATTAGGTATGATATCAGGTTTTTCTGGCGATCCTTGTACTGGATAATGTAAAGTTTTTAAATTTTTTTCATCTTTTATTTTCCACCATCTAGTTAAACTATTGGTTGGTCCCCAAGTAAAATTTAACTTAGTCATATTGGATAGATAATACGAATCATTATGAATATGAAATTTATTACTAGGTGCTGTATAAAAAGCTTCTAATACTTTTGATATCTTTATATTATGTTTATCACCAAATGGTTTAAACCAATCTAAAAAAGGTTGATATATTTCTTCTGGAGGTATGGCTACAATTTGCCATTTATCAGGTTGAGTATTGAATAATTTTGGTTTTGGATATGTAAAAGGTAATTTAATATATCTATGATAATTATTCATAACTAGGTTATCAATGGCCACCGAAGTGGCCACTGTTTATATTAATAAAAACTGTCTATGGCTGTTAATAGAGCTAAAACAAATAAACCTAATAACATTATATAACAGTAACCAACGTATAAGGTTTTGTTACAATCATAATGTTCTTTAACTTTATCTTTAGCTTTGTTTAACCATTTGTTTTCACAAATATTGTATGGTGTCATATTACTTTCCGTTTCTTAAATTTGGAAAGAAAGCCTTTACTGTATTTTGATATGCTTCAGCGTATGGTTTTGCCATTTCTTGTGCTTTAGTTATATTTTCTTGTACAGTTTTTGTGTATTCATTATTAGTTACAAAGTCATTAAATTGCTTTGCTACTTCTATAATGTCGTTAGCAGAATAAGTAGGAGCTTTAAACTCTTGTACTACTTGGTCGCCTTCTTTTTTGATATTGTACTCGTACTCTTTTACTTGTGCTTGAAAATTAAACTCAACTAATGATTTAGCTAGGCCTAATAAGTCTGAACGGATTTCATAACCGTTTTTTGATGTTGTTGCCATATTTTTCTCCTTTGTGTGTGTGTTTATAGCGTTATTATTTATATCAGGAGGGGTTTAAGACCCTCCTGATTCTCAATTAACTACTTCTTCTTTTCGTCTTTTTTAGCTGGTTCAGCAGGTTTTGCTGGAGCAACTTGTTGTGTTGCAGCTGGTTTAGCTGGTGATACTTCTACTTTTTTACTAGGTTTAAATGCGATATAACCTAATACTAAAACTACCACTACAACAGCGGCGATAATTAGATTTTTTGTAGTAAACATTATTTACTCCTTGTTTAGTTAATGTATATTATATTATATACAATTTAACTAAATTTGTCAAGTGGTTATATTACTTTGGGACTTCTAGTGATGTGACCTAAAACAGTACCTTTATGTTCACCTTCTTTTATAGTATATCCTGATGTACCATTACCATTAATTTCAACTTCTTTTCTACTTCTCAATAGAATATCGTTCTTTTCTTTTACCTGTTTATCAGTGTAGTTTTTAGATATTAAGTCTTTTAATCGTTCTATCATAATATTATTTATATGAGGTTTCAACATATGAGGTATGCTATTTTTACATACCTCTATTATGTTATTTACCACCCCATACTGTTCCTGCTGGATTAGCCACTGGATTACCTACGGAGTTACCATATTCAGTCCAAGAGCCATCATAGTTTCTTACTTCATAACCTAATATCTTTTTAAGTGCAAACCAAGTATGACTTGATCTTTCGCCTATTCTGCAATATGTAATGATAGGTTTCTTTTCATCAACACCTACTGCTGCATATATTTTTTTAAGTTCCTCTTTAGACTTAAAAGTTCCGTCTGGTGCGACTGCTGATGCCCAAGGAACATTTACTGCGCCTGGAATGTGACCAGCTCTAATGGCTGTTTCAGCAAATCCTGGTGGTGCAAAAATCTTTCCACTAAACTCATCAGGAGATCTTATATCAACTAATATATTATTAGATTTTTTGTTAGCAACTTCTACAACATCTGATAGTTTTGCTCTTAAAGTGTTATTAGCATTTGACAATAAAATATTACCTGGTTTAATTGATGTAGCAATAGGAGTTAATGGTCTTTTTTCTTCTTCCCATTTCTTTCTGCCACCATCAAGTAACTTAACATTTTTTACTCCATAAACATCTAATACCCAAGCGCCCCAAGCAGCAAACCAATTGTTGTTATCTCCATAGATAACTATAGTACTATCATTGTTGATACCTAATGCTTGTAATGTCTTTTGTAAATTTTCTTTACTAGCAATATCTCTCTTTACAGGATCAACCAAATCTGTATGCCATTTTATATTTACAGCACCTTGTATATGACCTCGTTCATAAACACCCGTATCTGTACTTACTTCAACAATACGAATTTTAGGATTGTTTAAATTTTTTTCTAACCAATCAGTGTTTACTAAAAATTCACTAGAGTGTGCCACTGTAGTTATTAAAAATGTCCCTATTAGGACTAATGTTTTAATTATGTTCATTATTTTTTTCTCCTTTACAATAATATATAGTACAATTTTCTGTCAAAGTCAAGTTAAGTAGAAAAATAAGTTAAAAATAAGATTCTTTTTTAAAATTTTAAAAATATATTCTATATTATATAAATTTATTGGAATTAAATACTGTCAATAAATTAGGCACTTCAGTTAATAGTTCTGTATAATCTTTTGTAAAAGTTTCATAATCAGTATTATCATCAAATACTACAAATAAAATAATTCTTAAATCATCTAAATTTTCTACACTATGGCATACTTGTGTATTAGATAAATTCCATTTGTTTTTTGATAATACATATTTTTGAGTTTTAATTAAATCTTCATATGGAATATTTTTAGATTTAAACTCATTATCATCTTTAGGTCTTTCTAAGTCGTAAAATGAAGTTTGCACATTATTACCACCTGTTTCAACAATATAATTTAAACTTAATTTTCTATACTCATCAAGATGTGGTGGGAAATCTGCTGGTATATTTCGTTTATTTCTTAACGCAAATATATATGATGTAGTTGGTTTTTTAAGTTTTGGTAATAAAAGATCACTTACAAGTTTTGAATATAAAAATTCTTCTATTTCTGTATATGCAAAATTCTTATCTTTATTATATTCTTTACCTGAATAAGAATTTTCATCAATAGCCATAATATTGGCTTGAATTTTTATAGAATATATAAGTTCACTAGGAAGTTCTGGTAAATCTACGTAATGCATACATTTATTTTTGTACTTCAAGTTTTGAGTTTATATGTTTATAAAAATT